GAATAATGGTTGCAGATTATAGAGTTAAATTGTGAAATATAAAATTAAAAGACCAAGTATAGGTTACAACACTGAAAAAGAAAGACAAGTAAATCAATGGTCAGGCATTTCAGATTGGGAAGTTTATTTTGGCGATGAACAAATTGGTGAAATTTTTTACATAGGCACATCTGCAACGGATTGGTCATGGGATATAAATGACACTGAATTAAAAGGGAAAGCACCTACAAGAAAAGATGCTTTTGAAAATTTAATTTATACTTATGAAAATTATTGGAATGAAAAAATCAAAAAAATAATATTTAAAAAATAATAGGAGTAGAATAATGGTTGAAGATTATAGAGTTAATATTCAAGAAGAAAACAAAGCAATCAAGGAAAAGATTTATGAGCGAGTGTTAAACGATTTGGTATCAATAAAAATGGATATGGATTTATTGAGTACATTTACTCAAGAGGAATACGATTTGCTAGTAGATACTTTAACAAAACACAGATGGGAGAAGATTAAACAATGAGTAAAGTTACATATTCAAATACCAAAGATGATAGAGGGTATTGGTCAGCATACGTTTATGAAAACAAAAATGATCGCAAAATAATTAAAGCAAAAACACAGACACAATTAAAGAACAAACTTTTAGAATCTGGTTTTGTAAAATCTTTTAATGCTGAAGAACAAACAACTATGAAAGATGTTTTTGCAATGTATGATTTGCATTCCAAAGCAACCCATACAAAAGAATGGCAATCAAGTGTGCAAGGTTTTGTTCGTCATTTACAATCCTTGACAATACATAATCGACCTTTAGAGCAAATTTTAGTGGTCGATTTAAACGAGCAATTATTACAAGTTGTTCGCAAAACAATTGATGATGTAAAGGGTAATTTATCCAATCGAACAAGAAATCATATTTACGGACAGTTTTTAGGATGTATAAAATTTATATATAATAAAAGTAGAGAATATCGTAGTATATTTCAATTTGAACCTGATCGATTATG